GCTGATGCTGCCGATCGAGGAGCCGCATCCGCCGACGAGCTTCCCGATTAAAGACCTCTACCCGTGCGCGGCGACATGGATCGATCTGCCCGAGGACAAGAGCTACGAGGGTGAAGTGATCTACCTCGACCAGCCGACCAATCGCTCATGGAAGGCCGCGCCCGATGCCGGAAAGAGTCGACGCCGCGATGTGACCGATGCCTTGGTCAAGCGCTTCGGATCGTGGCGCGCTAAATAACTCCCCACCGGCGCAGGATCACGAGCGCAATGAGCACAGCCACAGCCTCGATCGCCAATCCGTTTTTCATTCCTTCGAAAAAACTGGACGAAACGCGTGGCGGCTCCGACGTGTCGTGCAGACTTTTGTAGCGCATTGGCTCTCCCCAAACAAAGAGAGCCCCCGAGTCCCTTGCGGGCCAGCAGAGCACTGTCGCGAAAACTGTCAATCCTATCTTGTTACCGGCTGCGCTCAACGCGATTGTCAAGTATGACACGCAACAGTTCTATGAGACCAAGTTCCACTTTGGTACTGTTGAGCTTGTCGAGCATGGTCAGGATGTCGCCGCGGTTGCGGTTGGTCACAATTCCGATGTCAACCCCGCTGTCACTTGCATCACCGAAGAAAGCGGAAACCGGAACTTTCAGGATTTTGGAAATATGGTCCAACCGCGAGGCAGCAATCCGGTTGGTGCCCTTCTCGTATTTCTGTACCTGCTGGAATGTCAGGCCGAGCTTGGCGCCAAGTTGTTCCTGCGTCATCCGCATCTGCACCCGGAACGCGCGAACACGTCTTCCGACAGCGATGTCACGCGGGTGCGGACTATTAGCCATGACCGTTCGATTTCCTCTTCTTGCGCTTGCGCTTTTTCTTCCGTGGGTCATTTTCCACAATCCAGTCAGCCTGTGCCTCGCGTTCCTTCTGATAATCGAATGCAGCCCTGCGTACTTTATTGAATGCCGGGATGATCTCGCCGGTTTTTTGGTCCACGACATCAGCGCGCGCATAGCCAAGCACGTTGGTCACTGCCATGACGCAGGCGTTCTGTGGTCGGCGCGTTGGGCCGTCGAGCCAGTTGTGGACCGTCGCCGCCGCAACGCCGGAGACAGCATGAACTTGGTGGTCGCTCAATCCCTCATGATCGCGCAACACCGTGCGCAATGCATCGCAGATTTTATCCTTGTCGGTAAAACGGTAACCTCTGTAGTTCAGGCGAAAACGCATTCAGTTGCTCCGGGGATTTTATTTGCGCTTTGCGCGCATGCGGTCGCGGCCCTTTTTAGTCAGCGAGTAGCCTTCGTGGGTCGAGTTGATCAGACCAGCGGTGCGCAATTTGTGCAGACACGAGGAGATTGATTTTGGCGAACGCCCCTGCGCGCCGAAGGCTTCGCCGACCTGCGATGATGACATCGGTGGCTTGCCGTTCAGAAGCTGCATGATCGCTATATCGCCCGGCACCTCGAAACGTCCCTGCGGTTTACGATGGCCGTTCGGCTTGCGCGGCTTGCCGTCAGATTTGGCGACAAGGTCGAGGTCCATCTTGGCGATGCCCGGCGTCTTGCGCAGCCGGTCGAGCACCGCGCCGACATACATCTGTTCAACTTCGAGATAAATTGGAAATGTCTTGGGCATGAATGAATGCTCCCTCTCGCAATGACATTGTAAAATATGCTACGCACAATCTGGGGTTCATTCAAGAACCAGTTGACACTTTCCGAAACAAAAAAAGAGCCTCAAGGCCAAGAGGGACCTTGAGGCTCGCGTGGAGGTGGGAGGAAGTTTCGGTATTACTGTCCTGTCAACCTTTCATCCATCAAATGTCGGGAATCTGACTCGTTGTGAACATCAACGAACAGTGGGTTTGGTTTCATTGAGTTTCTTCCTTATCTCTTCAGGGGTTTCTTTAACGCACAGCCCAATGCTGCCGAGGCGAAGCGCGGCACCATGCGCGCCATGGCACTGGCCATCGGCTGGTCGGATCGCCTGTATCGAGGTCGATTCGACCCACACCGGATTGCCGTCGAGTTGAGTCAGCATGACGAGCGCGAGCGGTACGGCGAGCGCGCGCGTCATGCCGACCACACCGTGACAACACAACGACCAGCACCACCAGCGCCGCCAGCCACCGACGATCCGCCTTGCGTACCACCTCCACCGCCGCCCGGCTGTGTGCCGGCAGTTGCCGTCGCGTTGCGGACACCAGCGCCGCCGGAGCCGCCGTTGACCGAGTTGCCGCCAGTTCCACCGCCGCCGCTGTCGCAACCGCCGCCACCGCCGCCGCCCCAGACCGAGCTACCGCCATTGCCGACAGGGCTTCCGCGCCCGCCACCGCCGCCGTGCCAATTGCCGTCGCCGCCGTTGTTGAAGTCTGTGCCGCCACCACTGCCTTGATATTGTACTGTCGGGGTCACGACGTTGACGCCAGCCGCGAACAATGGGCCGCCGGGGTTCGACACCGCCGGGCCGCCGCTATTCGTGCCAGCCGCGAATTGTCCGCCGCCGCCGCCGCCGCTTGCGTTGGTTGCCGTGGCGGCTGCCCCGCCGCCGGCGCCGCCGTAGCCGGTCAGGTGCGTGCCGAAGGTCGTGTTGCCGCCAACCGAGCCAGAAGCATTGCTCGCCGCCGAGCCCGCGCCGCCGGCACCGATAGTGACGGTTTCGGTGGCGCCGAGGTCAGACAGCACGCGCCAGCGTTCGGCATAACCGCCGCCACCACCACCAGCACCGGCGCCGCTGTTTGCGCGCCCGCCACCACCACCGCCACCCCAGCACTGGATGCGGACTATTGATGTCGACGGTAGTGCAGGCTTATTCCAAGTCCCGCTGGCATTAAAAGTCTGAAGGTCCGCACCACCGCCGCCGGCGCCGATCCCGGCATCCGCGAGCGCCTTCGGCGTCACTGCCATGGTTGTACTGCTACCTGCGGTCACATCCGACCCGGTCGCAGCCGGCACACTGAAAGTGCGGTTGTTGGAAAGGTCGCCACCGCCGGTCAAGAGTCCAGTCGTGCTTATCGTGCGCGTCGTCGGCACACCGTTGGTAATGACGCCGGCGTCTTTCAGCGCCTTCGACGTCACAGCCTTCGTTGTGTCGGTGCCAGTCGTAACGTCCGTACTGATGGCAGCAGGTACGTTGATGGTGCGATCTGCCGACAGGTCGCCGCCGCCGGTTGCAAGGCCGCTGGTGCTGACGAGACGCGTGGTCGGAACGCCGCCGCCCGGAACGATGCCGGCATCTTTCAATGCCTTTGATGTAACCGCCTTGGTTGTGTCGGTGCCGGTCGTGACATCGGAAGCGATCGCTGCAGGTACATTGATCGTCCGGTTTGCCGACAGATCGCCGCCGCCAGTCGCGAGCCCGGTCGTATTGATGGTACGGGTTCCCGGCACATCACCAGCCGGACCTTGTGGCCCGGTCGCGCCGGTCGGGCCGGTTGCGCCAATTGGCCCGGTCGCGCCGGTCGGGCCGGGAATACCCTGTGGTCCCGCTGGCCCGGTCGGTCCTGCTGGCCCCGTTGGACCGGGCGGGCCGCCCGGGTCGCCATCCACGCCGTCGGCACCCGGGGGGCCTTGCGGGCCTAGTTCTCCGCGCGGGCCCGGCGGCCCACGTGCACCGGGGTCGCCGTCATCACCCTTGTTGCCCTTTGGCCCCTGTGGTCCCTGATCGGGTACCGAGATCACGACGACGTCGGTAAACGGGTCGGGATAGGTGGTCGTCATAGCTTATCGTCCTTCGGTGTCATCTGGTCGGCCCGATCGTGTGGGTCAGCGCGCCGCGCCAGAGGTCATCGTGCAATCCATCCGGCCTGATACGGATCAGGCTATGGACGTAATCGCCCGGCTGTATCTCAGTCATCTGGCTGCGCAGGATTCGCACGTTGAACGTGGTGAGCTTGCCGTCGACGTCCGGTGTAAAATCAATGCTGCCGTTGTCGGTGCTCAATGACAGAGTCACTTCGGCATCATCGGCACGTTTGCGTACCATCATCGCGAGCCCGTAGCCGGTGAAATCGAACGGCTCGTCACCGACCAGCCACTGGAACGCCCGCGCGAAGTCGGCATCCGAAAATGTAAAGAGATCGACGCCAGCCGCTGCCATGCCTGCCTCACATATTCGCGTAATAATCCGCCGCGAGCGGATCAGGTTCGGTAATCAATTCGACGACATGCCAGCGGCCTTCGTTCCAGTACGGCCACAGCCCTTTGCCGCAGCGCGGTGGCTCGATCGTTGTAGCGTTGCCGGGGACGAGCATCACACCCGGTGCGCGCGGATCGCAGTCGCCGATTGTCAGTTGCTGCGTGCCGGTGTACGCGCCAGTCACATAGTCGAAAGTATAGACAATCATCCGTCGACAACGCAGGGCACGATCGCGGTGTTGCGCGGTCTGGTTTCGACGCCACCACCGCTGCCGGTCAGCGTCATGTCGCCGGTGATGCTGCTGTTCTTGTGTACCCACGGACTAGTCCCGGGCCAGTTGGCATTTCCTGCGCTATTCTTGCCCGGCGCAACCCAATAAAACTCTTTAGCATGCGCAGTCCCTAAACCGGGCGCACCCGGATCGTTCTTGTTGTAAATGTCACCACCGTAGTCGCCGATGTCTGAATCGTTCCATGCCAGTTCGCCGTCTTCGTAGTTGTGCGCATTCTTGTAAGCATCCCAAGACGGATTTCCGCTCGCATCCATTCGCGCCTTTGGGTTGTTCATCGTTACGATGCCGCTCATCGCGAGGTTGCCAACGGTGTCGATCTGCTCCGTCGTAAGCAACCGCGCCGCATCAACGCCGCGCCCATCATCCCACCAGCGCGGAAACTCCCCGCGAAAATCGGGCAGCCTGAAATTGGTCGAACCATCGCCGCGCGAGAACGCCGTCCAGAATCGGTTGCTCACATTCTGCCAATCGACTTCGTTGACGATGCGGTTGCTGGCGTTGGCGAACGCCCACAGCAGCGGATGCTCCGATCGCAAGATCAGGGCGCCGTTGAGTTTGAGAGTGCCGGCTGGCGGAGTATTGCCCAAGGTCAAGATAAGACCACCGACCGGCACGCCCATGCCACTGAAGGCGCGCGGCAGGATGCCACTAAACTGGAAGGCGCCGGCGCTGGCCGAATAAATCAGCAGCATGATCTGGCCGGCGACCGCGTCGCCTGCCTGCAGTGGCGAGCCGTCGGGTCGCATGATTGCCACCGGCGCAAGCGCGTTGACTTTTATGGTCGAGGCGCCGGTTATGTTGTTCGCCAGTCTGACCTCGACCGTGAGGCCGCCGACCAGCGACGTGATCGCAGGCACGAAATTGGCGACCAGCGCATTCGTGGCGCCCGTATCAGCGATGTAAGGGATATTGACCAAGGTCGTGGTCGAGGTGCCGCCGCCACCGCCGCCGCCCATGTAGGCATTGAATTCCCAGTAGCCGCCGTCGTTCCAGACCGCGCCGAAAACCACGCCGGTCTTGATGTCATCAGCATCAAGCTCCGAGCCATCGGCGTGGCGCAGCGGGTGCGACGAGCCGTCAGTGCTCAAGGTGGTGGCGCCGGTATTGTTAAAGGCTGCCTTGATGCGCAACGGCATACCCGGCGTCATGGTGTCGGCGATCGGCGGATCGAACTCGACGGCGACCGCATTGGCCGCACCCGTGTCGACGGCGTAGTTCATACGCTGGCTGCGCACCGCCTGAAGCACTTGCGTCAGATCGGTTTCAGCCGGCACCAAGCCGGCGGCCTCGATCAACGCAATAAGTTCGCGCTGGTGATTTTCGACAGCCGCGGCTGGGATGATCGAACCCTGCCTGCCGATACTCGGATCACCGTTGATGTATGACGCATCAGGATCAGTAATGCCGTACGGTTGTTCGTATTTCATTGTTGCCCTCTCATGGAGTACCGGCCATCGGGCCGCCGTTGGTCAGGCCGGAATAGTCCAAGACAATGTCAGTATGTGCTGGCTTCCAGCGTTCGAGCAGGCACTGCAGGTCTTCAGCGAGACCGATGATCAGATGCGGATCGACGCCGACCTCGCCGCCACCGGCGCCGCAGCGGAACCACGTCAGGCGCGCATCACCGACGTGGATGGTCCAGTAGAACCGCATCTCGGGCGGGCCGAGTTGCCAGCGCATGTGGCCAACTGGGCCACCGGAATCCAGTTCCTGTTGCGTGGTATCGCCGACCATCGAGATGCCGGTCATGTACGGCGAAAACTCGCTGATCGTGATTTGATAACCGAGTAGCTGCGCGATCTGGGTGAAGAAGGCGCGCGACTGCCCACCCATCAGCGTCATCTTGAGCATCAAGATGCGCCGGCGGTCTTCCATCGATTGCTGCTGACCAAAGAAGCACGGGTCTGGCAAACCCCAGTTGCGTTCCCAGTCGGGCAGCAGTTCAACAGTCAGCCGCGGGTCCGACTCCGTTTCCAACAGGTCGGCAGCGCGGCCATCGACGAAGCCCCAGTATTGACTGAGGCCGAGGCAGGTGAGCGCCAGCGTGCTCTCGGGATGCCGCGGCCATGCCTGACCATCCGGCAGCAGTGAGAGGAAGGCTTGTGCATAGTCATCACCAGTGCGGCGGACGTGGTGATCATGCATGGACGGCGCTGGTGATTGCTGGCGTATCGGCGG